GCCGGTTCCCATCGGGAGGCCGCGCAACTTGTCGCCAACGCGCTCCAGTATCGTGACGCGCTGTTCCGCCTCGTCCTTTTCCCGCGCCCGCTTGTCGGTTTCCTCATTGCGCCCGCGCGTGTATCGCGTCTGTTCCGCTGCGGTCTGATCCTGCATCGCCTGGCGTTCTTCGTTGCGTAGGTCATTACCCAGCACCCGCGCCCCGTCGAGGTTCCCGCCCTGCGCCAGCATCCGGGCCGCGCCTTGACGGTCGCCCCCGGCATAGGCACGTCCGGCCTGCATGTTGGTCCGGTCGGAGCGCATGGCCTCGCCTTGGTCGTAGGCGGCTTTGAACGATTCACGGCCACGGTCGAGGATGCCGGACGTGTTGAACAGGTTGATGGCCATTTAGAAAATCCCCCTCGACCAGTTGCCTGTCAAACCAGAGCCAGCAGCCAGAGCCGTGCTTCCGCCGCCCGAAGACCGCCCGAACCCGCCACCCCAAGCGTTCACGCCGGAACTGATCGCGCCGCCGATGCCGTTGACCAAGTCGGTGTTCGCGTTGGCCCGGTTCACAGCCGAGTTGCCAGCGATGTTGGCGCGGGTGTCGTTTGAGTTCATCACGTTGTTCGTGAAGTTGTTCCCGGCGTTGGTCACATTGCCGATAGCGTTGTCGCCCACGCCCGATACGCGGAACAGGTTGTTCACGCGGTTGTCCGTGCGGTTCGTGGCGTAGTTGCGGGCGTCTTCCCAGATGTTCGTGCCATAGGCGCGGTCATCGCCAAACCGGCTATCGGCGCGGTTGTTCTGATCGCTGTAGAGGTTGCCTGCAAACGAGCGGTTGGAATTGAACTGGCCACGGTCGGCGGCAAGGCGTGACGACTGGCGGTTGAACCAGTTGCTATATTCCTGCGCGCCGAGGTTGGATGCTAGCGTTGCTAGCGACTTGGCCGCGTCACCGGAACGGAGTTTGCCGCGCGCAGCCGAGTAGGCATTAACGCCATTAAGGGCTTCGTCCCGTCGGTATGCGGCCCCTGGGTCTTCCTCGAACTTGCTGAAGTATGAGTTGGCGTCCGGTGCCTGCCCATAGTCCTGCATCTGGACATCTTCGCGCCGCTGGAATTGCGGGGGCGGGGCGGTCATCGGGTCGTAGGGTGCCGGGCCTTCCGGGGCCTGCTCCTGCGGGGCCATCTGCGGCGCGTTGCGGCCCTCGTTCTGGCCATAGTTCTGATAGTGCCATGCGCCACGGTCGGCATCGTCAACCGTGCCGTCGCCGGTCAGGTCGCCGGGGTTGAAGCCGGACAGGCTTTGATCGGCGGCAAGGTCGGGGTTTGCATCCCAATAGGCTTGTGCATCGAGCCCGCCTTGCGGTTGGCCACCTTGGGGTTCTGCGGGGCTAGTGCCTGCGAAGCCGCCATCGGTGCGGCGGCTGTCCTTGTAAGCGCCCAGTTTGGGGTCGAAGGTGTCGCTCTCCGGGGCGGGGCCTTCGCCGGGGTCAAACGACCGAACGCCCTCATTGCTTGGCGGGGCGAAGGGGTCGCGACGGATACCGCCTGTGGGGTCATAGGGCTGCACCAGCGGCGCACGGGTAGCCGGTTGCGCGGGTTGCCCACCTTGGGGCCGGTAGTTCTGTGACCGATAGGACGAGGGGCGTGACGGGGCGGCAGGCTGGCCGACGCCGAACTCACGCAGCAGCATATCAAACGCCGCGTTGCCGCCCGCAATCTTCGGCTGGTTCAGGCCCGCGATGTAATCCCGGTTTTCACGGTTGGCCGCGATGTTGGCCGCATTGGCAGCGTTGGCCGCTGTCGTGGCGGTTTTGTTGGCCTTCTTGGCCTGACCAGCACCGTAGGCAGCAGTTCCCGCCCCGATGACGGACGCCCCGATGATTGCCGCTGCCGTTGAAATAGCCATGTCAGAACCTCTTCAAGAACGCGACTTCGCAGGCGCGATACCCGGCACGTTCGTAAACCTTGCGGATTGCCGCCTCGCGGTAGTTGGCAAGCCCGGTCGCCTGCATCCCCGCTGCGCCGTTCTCACGACACCAGAACTCGAAAGCCTTGCGAAGTGCGGTTCCTTCCGACTTCGCAAACCAGAACAACTCGACGCCCATCACCATCGCGGGGTTGAAGTACATCCCGTGAAGCAGGCCACCGATGAACCCATCATCCGAAAGGAAGATGACCCCCGGCCCTTCCATCAGGCCGGTCGCGAACTCCCCGAAAGCGGGCTTGTCGTAACCCATGTCTGCATAGGGCGAGGCTGCGAGGAATTGCCCGCCAAGGTCTATGATGCGTTCCAGGTCGTCAGGTGTCGCTACTCGGATCAATCGAAAACATCCCAGAACCGCTCAGAACCCCGCCCCTCCGAATCCGCCAGCGGCGAGAGCGGCAGGTTGTCCCGTAAAGGGAACGCTACAGCCCACAGACCGCGCAGGACGGACGTCGCGGCCTTTCCGGCGTCTAGGTAGCTGGTGGCGGCTTGCAACGGCTGTGCGCCGCCCTTCTGCCGCCATTGGGCCATCAGGAACGGTGTAGGTCGGCCCATGCGGTCAAAGAGCGGGATCAGGCGGACGCTCAAGGGACGTTGACCCGCGCGCCGGATGCCCTGCGCCCTACCGGGTCACTGATCTGGAACTTGAACACCGCCCCGAACGGCGCAACGGCATCACCCAAGGCGTTCCAGCGGGGAGTGGCCAATCGGGCACCCGTAACGCCTAGCGAGCGGGAACCCATATTCGACCATGTGAAGCCGCCGTCCTTGCTCATATACATGACGATCAGCGCGTTGGACCCCTGCCCGGTGGAAGGCGCATCGCCTAGCAGAACGTCAAGTTCCAGGTTGGCAATGGGTGCCCGCCCCTCTTTGACTTCCAACCGAGCGCAGAACTCGCAAGTGAACGTGGTCGCAACGTCTAACCGGCTATCCGGGTTGACGGTGTAGATCGCATTTGACAGCGCATCCGCAGCCAGAACCGCGCTGGGTAGGGCCGCGAACAGGTGGGCGCGGGCGTAGTCGTAGCCCTCCGAACGGGCCTGCGTCCACTTCTGCGACGACAGGTCGTAATCCCAGGTTCCGTTGCTAACCAGCGTCAGGCGGTAAACCGGGTGTTGATCCTTGACGTAGAACGAGGCGCGGATATCAGCGGCGTCGGTGCGGCGGATTTGTTCGGCAACGGTGTTGTCGCTGATCAGTTCGGGTTGACCGCCCGATGTCATCCGCACCGAGTTGTTTTGGTCTACGAAAATCAGGACGCCTTGGCAGTTTACGGCTGCGTTTTTGGTCTTACAGCCAATGTCGAATTTGAGGCCACCGGCCTTCGCCAAGGGATCAGACGCGGACCCGGTAAGACGCCAGCCTTCCAGCGTGGATTCGCCCAACAGCCACGCAATGCCGTCAACCGCACGGATGCACACCAACTTGTCCGGCGCGGATTCAGCGGAGGCGAATTGCAACGGGCTCCAGGTGGTCGAGGCGGGGATTTGATAATAGAACGCATCCGACCCGGCTTCCGAGGCCATCCAGTAGCCGTCGAGGAACGCCACCGACGTAGCCCCGGCGTTGCCGCTATCGGGGAAGGTCTCAGCCGTCACCACGTTGCCGTCCGACGACACCTTGTAGAGCGCCGAACCCGTGGCAATGCGGGCGATGGAGTTGTAATCCGAGTCAAGCCCGCCGTCGATGTCAACGAGGTTATCCCCCGCCACCGATACCCCGCCGAACGTGGTCTGCACCGCACCCGCCGTGAGCGAGACAACCGCCCCGCTGGCGACAATCAGCGCCGCGTCACCGAATAGCCCCTGGCGCTGCCACAGCGCCCGCGTGGGGGCCGTGCCGACACTGGCGAAGGTATCCAGCCCCGGACGTGCCAACAGCGCCACAGGGGCCGCTTGCGACGACGGGTCAGGCTCGACCAGCATGTTGACCAGCGGCATAGGCGCAAAGCCGGTGCGCTTGAAGGATGACAGCAGGAAGGGGATTGCGGTCAAATCAGCCCCTCCTCATTCGCCCGTTCAAAACAATGGTCGCGGCTGAACAGCACCGCGTCGATGAAAGCCGCCAGGAACGCGGCGGACAGTGAACCCCGGTAAGACGCAGCCCCCACCCGCGCCGAGAGCGAGTTACCCGCCGAACCGCCCGTCAGAGCGTTGGCAAGGTGCGAGAGGCCACCGACGACGTTTTCAAGGTAGCGGCGGAACTTCATGGCCACCCCGTCTCTAGATTGACCGCTTCCAGCGCCTCGCGTGTCGTGCAGGCCCGAGCCTCATCCTTCATCCGCCACCAGTTCGCTTGGCCCGCGAAGGCCCACGTCGTGATGCTCGCGAGGATGACCAGCGTGGCCGCAACCGTCGGGCGGATGTAGGCGTTAGAGGTTGTGCGGATACCTGGCTCGGTGATCAGGCCCGCGCCCCAGCCCGCTTCCGGGTCCGGCAGGTTGTTGGCGGCGTAGTAGGCTTTCTCGGCTTCGATGGCTTGGCGGCAAAGGTCCCGCAGTTCCATCCAGTTCGTGCGGTCTAACTCGTTGCGACACTGAAGCGTCTCGCCGGGGTAGTCCGCCAACGGCACACCGGACGCGAGGAACGCCGCATAGCGTGGGTCGATGCCAACCTTGATCAGCCGCTCGGGAAGCTGGCTACCGGGACGGAGCATTTACCAGAGGGCGTTGATGGATGTTGCCGTGGTGCCTGTGCTGTTCACGCGGCGGCACTTGATCGGCAGGATTGAACCCGCCGTGGGGCCGGTAAACAGCACCGCCGTGCCGTCAGGGCGAACAACCGTAATGGTCCCGGCAACGCCGACGAACAGGGCGCGCGGATAGGCACCGTCGCGCTTGGTGAAGTCCACCGTATCGCTAGGCGTGACAGCCTCGAAATAGCCGGATGGCTTGGTCTGGTCTTCGCTCATGGGTTAGGCTTCCATGTCCAGGTGAGCCGAGCCGATCAGGGCGCGGTCAAAGTTGGGGGTGTAGGGTTGCAGGAAGTCGTTGCGGATCGTGGTCCGCGCCTGTCCGGCCAAGGCCATCACGTCGCCGGGGGCCTCACGCTGAAACACCGTCCCGGCAATCCGTGCGGCCATCATTGCCGCCACGTTCATGTCATGCGTCGGGCCGAAGGGGTTCTCACTGGTCAGCGCGAGGCCGGTCAGCGTCATCCAGGTCTTCAGTTCCGCAATGTAAATCTTGCGGGTTGAACCGCTGGTGCCCGACACCTCGACCAGCGCCCCGTTGTAGGGCGTGCGGTCGGTGCCGTCGTCGTCAATGGTCGTGGGATAGGTCACGGTCCACGATCCGCTTGTGTAGGTGATCCGCTCGTTTTCCTTGGCCGTGTAGTCCGCCGCAATCAACACCGGCTTCAGCTTGCGGATCGGGAACGTCAGGAACAGCGATTGTGTGTCTTCCAGCGCCGCGTCCATTTCGGCAGCACTCGGCGTGTCAACCAGCGCAATCGCCCGCGTCATGCGGATCGCGCGCGTCAGTACTTCGCGGATCGTACTCATGCGGCCTCCGGTTCATGCAGGTCGCCACCCGGTCGGCGGCGTAGGTAGGTCTTGAAGGTGTCGCCGTAGTCGGTGCCGTCTGCCCCGTGGTGGATCAGCTCCAGATCGGGCACGATCCAAATCTCCCCGCCCCGGTCATTCCAGCGACGAGAGAAGGCGTAGTCCTCACCAAACCAGACGCCTTGATGCGCGCCGTGATTGAACAGGTCGTGAGACAGACGATAAAGCGGCCCGTAGTTCAGGTCGGGATACGCCTTCATCATTTCGTTGACGGCTTGCGACGTGACCTTCAGGAAGCCCGCAGGAACCCAGTTGGCCTTGATACAGCCGTCTTCGCGGACGACGGGGTATCCGGCCTCGTCGGTGTGCCAGGTGCCCATGTACTTCGGCTCAGGCTGTTTGAAGCGGTATGTACCCGCCACAACATCGCCGTCCGTCTGGATCAACCGCACCAGTTCGCCCGGCTTCCACGACATATCGTGGTCAAGGAAGACGATGCAGTCAGGCTCTTTATCAAGGGCCTTGCGGAGCATGTTGGCCCGCGCGTGGGATATGTAGGCCGACCCGACTTCGTGGACGAGGTAGTGTTCAAACCCCGCCTCATCCAGAAGCGGCACCTCCGCCTCCAGCGCGTCCAAAAACTGCTGATAGGGCCGGGTTATCGTCGGGCAGCAGAACACCACCCGTTTCGGCTTGTCGTCTGTCATTTGGTGCCAATGGCCATCAGGTTATGACCCTGGATTCGCTGGGTCAGCGCGGATGAAAACCCCGCCACCTCAAGCGCCAAAGCCATGCTGTCAGCCATGAACCCCGAGCGGTGCCCCATGAAGGGGTTTGACGCCAGATAGGGCGCATAGCCGTAAAACAGATCGTGTCCGGTGATCGGCCCCGCCGCCGATTCAAACAGAACCTCTTGCGTGGGCGCTACGCCCTCAAGGTCCGGCACGAAGATTAACGCCTGCCCGCCCGGTGCAAGCACCCGATGGAACTCGGCAAGGGCTTTCGCCGCGTCATGCGGGAAAAGGTGTTCCAAGGCGTGCGAGCAATAAACCGCCTCGAAAGGCCCGATATCACCGAGCGAAGTCATAGACGCCACGATGTCGGGCTTGCAGTCCGGGTTGATGTCCAGTCGGACCTCGTCAAACCCGGCAAACCACACCGGAAGGGGGTCGCCCCCGCATCCGGCATGGAGAACCTTGGCCATAAGTCAGGCCGTCCCTTTCCAGAGGCCCAAAGTCTTGAGCGTGGTCATGATTTCGATCAGGCAAGCCTTCACGTCAGTCGTCACGTCCGAAGACGAGGCGGTGCCGACAAGCGAAGTGGCCTGCCAGGAGCTTGCACGCTGGCTGACAGCCGTGGTGCCGTAGAAGGCGACGAGGTGCGAGGTGTTCTGGCCGAGCTTCACGCCGCCAACGGGGTCGCGCCCGATAACTTCAGCAGTCATATCAGTTTCCTTCGTAAAGGGGGGAAAGGTGGGCCGGAACCGAAGCCCCGGCCCTGTTGGTTAGGCCGTGCCGGAGAGGCGCGTGCCCTTGCGGGGGTCAACCATCTTCACGCCGTACAGGATATCGAACCTGTGCATGTGGGTGTCGTTGGTCGAGTCGGACGAACGCCAATAGCGGACGGTCAGGCCGGTCTCAGGGTCGGTCGAATAATCGGCCTCGCCCGTGAACGGCATGATCAGCTTGGCGGACACCAGCGCGATGGCTTCCTTACGGAACACCGTGCCGAAGTTGTAGGTCGTGGCGTCGGTGTTGGCTTCCGTGTCGGAACCCATCCACTGAACCGCCGCGCCCGTGTCCGGGGCCGTGGTCGAGGTGCCGCCGCACACGACGTTCTGGAAAGCGCCAGACGTGATGATCGGGGGCGAGATGACCGGCGTACCCGCACCACCACCCGACGCCGTGAGATCGTCAATGATGGTGAACTGCTGGAGGTAGCCCAGACGCGCCTTGCTGATCGGGTTGCAGGCGTAAACGTCCGCAATGGTGAACACCTCGCCCGCCTTGACGGTGGTTGAGTTGCCGATAGCAGCCAGGATGATGGTCTGCGTCCAAGCGCCGTCTTTAACGCTGGCGTAGGTCACATTCTGGTCCGCACCGTTGACCGTGCAGTTGCCGGAGCGCGTGCCGGTCGTGACCGAACCCGCGTTCTGCGTGCTGTAGAAGTCGATGTTGCCCAGCATTGGCAGCTTGGCGCGGGTCAGGGCGTCAGTGGCGACCTTCTCCTGTGCCGAGAGGCCGGACATAGAACCGAGCATGGCCCATGCGTCGCCGGGGTGCAGGATGCCGACACGTGCGTCAGTCGGGACGGCCATCTCGTCCAGCCGCTGCGGAGCCTTGGTCAGGTCCGAGTAGCTGTTGATCAGTTCGCCGGGGGTGCCGACCCAGTTGTAGAACTTCTTGGTCAGCGCGTGCAGGTCACTGTCAACCTGATTGGCCAGCTTGATCGCCGCTGACTTCATGACCTTCGACTTCAGCAGAGCGTCAACGGTCAGGGTTTCCTCGACAGAGGTGAACTCGACATCGACGCCCTTTTGCTTGTCGATGGTGATGGCGATTTCGCCCTCGACCACGTCTTGCACGGAGGCAATGGCACCATCGCGAACCGTGAACTCCGGCGTGCGCTTGGCATAGACGGTGGCACCGATCTTCTTGAACTCGTTCTTGAACTCGGTCGTCACCAGTTTCGGCATAACCACCTCGTTCTTGAGGTGTGCCAGGAAGGTGTTTGCGTACACCTTCGGGGAGAGAAGTGCGTTAGCCACTTGAAAGCCCTTTCGGAGCTAAGGGCCACCTAGAGCTTGTCGCGAAAGCCTTTCTCAAACGACAGGAAGTCGTTCGTATCGGCCTGCACGGAAAACTTGCCCCCTGAACCCCGCATCTGCGGAATGGGTTCGGGTGCGTCGGTGGCGGTTTTGGGGGTAAGCCTGCCGGGACCGGCAAGCCGCATTTCGAGGAGCGTCAGTTCGCGCGCCTGCTGGACGGGGTTGAGCCGGTCCAGGCGTGCCAATTCAGCCGGGTTGTCGCCTAGGTGTGCGGCTATGCGGGGACCGATATCCGACGCGCCGATGACTTCATTCACCGCTTCCGGGACCACCTGAATCCGCTCAAACGCCGCCAGCCCTGCCGGTTTCCCGTTGGGGTAAAGCGTCGCAACGCGGGTGTGGTAGGTCTCGACAACCTGTTGCCGCTGGGCCTGCAATGTGGCCCTTTGCGCGTACTGGCCTGCCGCTTGCGCCGCCTTCCAGTCCGTCAGGTCTTCGATGTAGTCGAAGTCATCATTGTAGTCGGCCCGGTCGGGCCTGCCGTCACCTTGCGGTGTGTGCTGCGCCTCTTGGGCGGGTTGAGCCTGGGGCGCACGCAATGCCTGTTCCCGGTAGAAGTCCCGGTCACGTTCGGCTTCACGTCTTGCCGCTGTCAGCTCGTTGATACGCTCTTGCACCGACTGCTTGGGCTTGGGCTTTTCGGCCTGCCCCTCGCCTTCGGTAGCTGCGGCGGTATCATCGCCGGAACCCGTTTGCGGGGTATCTCCGGCCACCTCATCGGCAACCGTCGTGTCTTCGGCCACGCTCTCAAGCGAGGCATCGTTTACGTCTGTCATTTGCGCTTTCGCGGGCCTCTATGCGCGGGATCAACGGGGAGGCAAACCCGTTGCGCGAAACCTTACTCGGCGGGCTCTAGGGCCTCGACCTGTGGGTTGAACCTGTCTTCCAGATCAGCCTCGCCCATCGCGTGGGCTATCGGCTTGTGTTCCAGTTCAAGGATGTCGGAGCGCAAGGCCACCTGTTCCCGCTGCGCCTTGACCTCGGCTGTCACCGCGTCGGCTTCGGCTTTGCGTAACTGCGCCTGCGCCATCAGCAATTCGACCTCAGCCACCATCGGGTCCACTTCCGGGCCTTCCGGCATATCCGGGGCCTGCGCCTCGTTAACCGCCTTCTCAGCCTCGGCCTGCGCCTTGATGACCGCCGCCTGCTTCAGTTGCATGGACAGGTCCATGTCCTGCTGTTGCATCTGCTGTTGCTGTTGGGCCGCTTGCATGGCCTGTTGCTTGGCCTGCTGCGCTTCCTCGGATTCGTCGTCGTCTTCGCCTTCGGTCAGGTTCGGCGGCAGGGTCTTTTTCAGACGCTCCCCGATCTCCTGCGCCATCGGCCAGTCTTGGGCCTTGGCGAACAGATCGCCCGCCGCCTGTGCCGCAGCCGGAACCGCCTGGAAGAATTGCGCCATGCTTTCCGACGCCTCAACGCGGCGTGTCGAGTAGCTGGGGCCGGTCTCCACCACCACGTCATAGCGGCCCTGGTTCATGTCCACGCTGTCGGGGTTGTTCGGGTCGTTGATGCGCTGCACCTTGACCGTCTCGTCCTCACCGATCACCCGGATCGTGCGCGCCGTGTCATAGGCTAGCGGAATCAAGGCATTGACCACCCGACCGCCTTCGGAAATCGCGGCTTGCAGGTTGTCGTGATAAATGTACGTCGAGACGTCGCCTTCCTTCTGGCGCGCAAGGATGGCCTTGCCGGACGTCTCGTTGGACCGCGCGCCAAGGCTCGCATCGTGCAGGCCGGTCACGTCCTTCATGTCCTGTGCGCTTAGGGCGCTTTCCTGAAGCACGGCGCTGTTGATCGTCGGCGGGCCGACAAACACCGGGGCCACCTGACCCGACCAAACAAGGATCGGATCGTTGGCGTTGTGAGCGTCGCGGAAGGCGTCTTGATCGCCCTCGGTGCTTTCGTGCAGCAGCCACTTGCCTTGACCGGCCAGAGCCAGCATCTCAGCCGATTGTGACCGCCAGTAGTTCTTGAGCCGCGCCGGGTCACGCGCCCAACGGATCAGGCCGAACCTTACCCGCTTCTCGCGGACGTTGATTTCCCACCCACGCGCCCGAATGATCGGCAGGCGGGGAATGGGCAGTTCATGCGGGCCGGACAGAATGGCGTTGGCCGTGATCAGGTACATACAGGCGTAACGACGCTTGCCTTCGCGCACCATCGGCGTGCCGTCTTCGTCCATCATCACAGGCGCAGGCAACGGCACCAGCTTGCGGCCCTTGCCCGAGCGGCGGACCAGCGCGTATTGCATCCCGTCCGGTGACGCCTCGACCTCGACCGTCGCCCCGCTTTCAAGCCGGGCATAGGTCGCGTCTTCGTCCTTCATCTGCCAGTACTCGGCAACCCGGACCTCGTCCTGAGTGTACCAGCCGTTGACATCGTTCGTGGGCACTTCCAGCCCGTTCGGCAGTTCGTCAGCCCAACGCTTCTCAAACTCTTTGCGGGGCATCTTCGTCGTGACAAAGCACCGAGCGGCGTCCTTGCCCGTCCGCTCCGTTGAATAGGCGTCCCACACAACCGCGAAGCTATCGGGGATGGCCTCAACCCGGATGTCGCGCTCAAACCCGGCGTCGTCGGTGTTCTTCAGGCTAATGCGGAAGTTACCAATCCCGCAGGCCACAAGGTTCTCGCCCGTCGAGACGTAGACGCCTTGCGCGTCACAGTCCCGCTCAATGGACCGGATCAGTCCTTCCCGGACTTCGGCCAGGTCTTTGTCGGCGTCTTCGGCAGGGCGAACCCTGATCGACGGCTTGTTGATCCGCATGTCACCGACAACCTGCGCCACCTTGGCAGGCAGGTCGTTGATCGTCAGCATGGGCCGACCAGCACGGGCCTTCTTGGCGTCGTCGTCCCACTGGTCGCCAGCGAGGAACTTCAGGTCATCCACCGCCGCGTCACGGTTCTCGCGGTCGAAGTCGATATCCTGTTGGAACAACTCGGCGGCTTCCTTGCAGAAGTCCTCCGCGCTGTCGTAGCCCTTGGGTGTCTTGACCTTGGGTTCTGGCTTGGTCGGGTCGGTCATCTTCCCATCCATGCGTTAGCCCCTGTCGGTCGTCGTTCGCGGCGTTCTTCGCGCTTGGCGTGAGGTTCGGCATAGGCCGTCATCAGATACCGCAGTGCGTCAGCCGAATGGCTTGTCCAGTCGTGGAGCGGACCCATCGACACACGCCGCTTGGGGTCCACCTTCTCGCGGTAGTCGCGGATAGCCCGCAGGCCGTCCGCGCATTTGGTCTCGTCAATCCAGGTGCGCGGCAACAGACGCCTGACAGCCTCAATGCCGTCTTCAGGGCCAAGCCGGGGCGCGATCCGCACCTTGAAGCCTAACTCCTCCAGCATCTCCGTCCGAGACTTGCCGGTGCCCAACTCGCGGGCCTGTGCGTCATGCGGCAGGATCAGCGGGGCGTAGTCGTATTGCGAGCGGTGCCGAAGCGCCTGGGCGTACCAGCTAAGGGCCACGCCGCTGTTTTCGATGTAGTCGATCAATCGAATCTCGCGGCCCGGTGAGAACTGCGCCAGCCAGATCGCGGTCGAGTCCCCAATGCCCAAGTCCCAAGCCGCGTGGACCTGCAAACCCGGATCATGCGGAACATGGCCGATCCGCTTCGGTGGGCCGGTCTCGGCTTCCGTCAGCAGCCTTGCGTAGTAACTGCCCTCAATCGCGGCCTCAAAGCTGGTTTCCATCTCTCGCGCGTACTCGTCTTCTGACATCTCGCCGCGCATGGCTTCCAGTTCGTCCGGGTCAAGGATGCCGGTCTCGCTGGCCTTAAGCCGCAGGGCGAACCACTCAGGGTCATTGCTCGCGCGCTCGTAGACTTCCCAGAAGGCGTTGCGGCCCTTCGGCGTACCGATGAACAGCGCCCACCCCTTGCGGTCAGCCAGCGCCGGGCGGATCACCTCGGACCAGGCACGCGGGTCCATATCCGCGAACTCATCCAGCACCACGCCATCCAGGTAGATGCCGCGCAGTCGGTCGTAGTTGTCCGCGCCGTAGAGCCGGATGCGTCCACCGTTGGGCAGATCAACCCGAAGCTCGCTCTCGTTCACCGTCACACCGGGAATGGGCGACACGAAACGCTTGAGGTATCCCCAGGCTACGTCCTTGGCTTGCGCGTAGTAGGGCGCGATGTAGGCGAACCGTGGATCAGGCAGCTTGCACCGCAAAGCCGCGTCAACCACGTCCATGATGCTTGCAACCGTCTTACCGGCACGACGGTGGGCAACCGCGACACCGAACCGCTGTTTGCGCTGGTGGAGCGGTCGAAAGGCGTCACGGCACTGGTAGTCTAGCGCGACATCAATCTCCACGCGGCACGCCGGTCCCTACGTTCAGGGTCATGTTGCCGCTGACTTCCGCCCGCTCACGATAAGGTTCAGCCGGGAAGCGACCGCTCATCGCCTGCTTCCACAATCCCGATTGATAGCCCGTCGTGGCGAGGTTTGTTCGCGCCTGCTTTTCCCACCAGGCCAAACTGCAATCATGAGCGCGCTGGAGTGCGTCCAAAAACTCGGCGTGTTCCTTGCTCCAGTTCAGGAGCGTTTGGCGCGACACGTCCAGTTCGTCGGCAATCTCAGCCTTGCCGCAACCTTCGCGGCCTAGATTAACCACCCGTTCACAGAAGGCCGGATCGTAGTCGCTTGGCCTCCCGCCTGACATGTGAGTTTCCTGTGATGAAAATAATTCGCTATGCCCCGATATATGGGCTTGTCATATGCCCCGCAACATGGGACAACCAATCAACAGCGGCGCTGGGCCGCAGGGAACCAAGCAGATGACCAAAACCGCCGCCCTTCGTGTCCGCCGCCTTCCGGGTCGCTGGCCGACCTTCCGGGTGACGGAAGTCACGGAAGCTGGCGGCAACCGCAACGCCTACGACTTCCAGCGCTCCAACGAAGCCCACTCATACGCCCGCAAGATTGCCCGCGAACTGGGTGTGCCGGTTCACAGCGACCGCTAACCCCACCCCACCTCAACCCCTGAAGGAGAATGAGATGACCGACTTCGAAGCCAACATGCGGAAGACCTTCAACCACCCGCAGCTTCTCCCGATCTGGGACGAGATGAGGGCCGCGCTGCACGCCCGCGATGCTGCCAAGGGCCGCGCTGACAAGGCCATCCACTATGCCGCCTACTTGGCCGCTGGCGTTCGCTATCGTGACACCAAAGCCGCGCTGGGCCTGTAACCCTAACCCCCGCAATCACCGCAACCCCTGAAGGAGATAGAGATGACGATTCAGATGATCCAACACGCCGACCACATGGCCGACAGCTTCATGGGCGACGTTCGCGTGGTCCGCCGCTCGGGCAAGTGGGCGATGGCCGTTCGCAGCGACGGCGGCGATTGGCACTTCACCGGCACCGGCCCGAAGGCCGAACTGTTGAAGCTGGCCGTGATGGCCCTGCCCTTCAAATATCCGACGATGTACGCCTAACCCCCACACTCACCACCCCCAGGCCCGGAGCCGGAAACGGTGGCCGGGCTGAAGGCGTAGGAACAGGAGCTTTACGAGATGACCTACTACGTTCAATGGGTTGACCGATCAAACGGCGGTTACGTCAAGGTTGAGGAACCGTTTGGCAATGACCTTGAAGCCGCCCAAGCCCGCTTTGATGTCGTGCGGGGCGAAGACCCTTCGCGTGGTGTTTGGGTCGAGGAGCGCGCCTGATGGCCCCGCCCCGCGAAACGTGCCGCTGGTTTTTGCTTTGCGAGAACGTGGCTACCGTAGACCTACCGCACCCGATCTTGGGTTCGGTTCCGACCTGTCAGCGTTGCGCCGATAAGGTGCGCGGCTGGGGCTGGCCCCCGAAAACAGAGGAAGCCGCCTAATGCAAACCGAAGCCCAACTCAGAGCCACCGCAGCATCCAAGAAACGCCGCAAGGACCGTGGCGAACGGACGGTCAGCGTATTTCTGTCGCCGGAAGCCTATGAGCGGTTCGCCGCCTTAACCGTAACGCACGGGACGCAGCAGAAGGCGCTAGAGGCGCTTTTGATGGGTCAGGCTACCCGTGTGGCACCCACGCCCGCCAAAGCCGTTCAGCGCCCGGAAAAGCGGGTCAGCGTTGATGCTGTGAAGCCAGCAAAGGTGAAGGCCAGCGCATCCAGGCTCAAAGGTGAGTGGAAAGCGCCTTAACAGGGTGCCCGGTCTCGCTCCGCTCAGTGTGACAGGCCGTTGGGCCTAGGGGGCGTCGTCGTCGGAGGGACCGGGCGTCTGGTAATGGGGCTGTTTGTTCTCGACCTTTGGAGTACCGGCCATGAACCCGGCGTCGAGGGTTTGCAGTTCCCCCGTCGGCACCTTCTACGAGAGGGTGTCCGACTGTTCGGGATGCCCAACGTGCGGGCAAATTTCCAGAATGTGATGAAACGGGGCCAGCGAACCGGCTTTATCCGATCACCCGGCGTGGGGCTATACGCTCACCCACGCCTTCCATACCACATTCGGTAGAGTGATTTGCACAGGACCGCAAGTGGCTGTGTTATGCCGCCTCCAGCACAGAAACCTTGGCCGTCATCTTGCCGCCCCTTTCCAGGTCGAGTTTGGACTTGCCGCCCTTGACCGCCGTGATGCGTCCGAAGTGGTCAGCCCACATTCCTGATATCACCCGGATTCGATCCCCGACAGCCGGTGAATAGGCCACCTTGACCTTCTCGCGGAAGTCCAGACCGCCGAACAGTTCGTTGACCACCACACCCACCAGATCGGCCTCGGGAAGCCGGAGGGGGCCGCGTGAGCCGGTGGCGTCGGTATAGCGTAGGAAGTCGCAGCCGTTGGCACCCAGCGCCAGAGCGGCTCCCAGGTGCTGTGCCTCGCAGTGAACGAACAGGTATCCATGCCAAAGCGGCACCGTCCGCTCAACGGGCTTGGCGGCGGTCTTGCGGCCCTTCCAGACCGTGACCCGGGCTTGCGGGCAATAGGCCACATACCCAGCCTGACGGAGAAGGGCGGCGCTGGTGACGGGGTCGAACGATGATAGGCAGAACCAGTTCATGCGGCGTTCTCCTTGATATCCATTGCGCGGTCGTCTCGCTCGTAGCCCGCTGCCGCCGATGCGCTTGCCACGCGCTCCAGGGCGACCGTGGCCCGTGTGATTTGCCGATAGCGGGCGAAGTAGCTGACCAAGGCCGTGCGCCTGACCTCGCGTTCGGCGTCGGTGCTAGCGGCTAGAGCCGCCAGAACATCGCACCCGCTAAGCGCCACCATCAGTTCGGCGGCGGCGAGGGCTACTGGGTCTCTGCCCATTGGGTCGGGGGCGGTCATGCTGCACCTGCCAGAAGGTCGGGCTGAACGGCGACCGAAGATTCGCCAATCAGGCGCGGATTCTGGCGCGCAATCTCAAGACGGCGGCAGGCGGTCTCAAAATGGGCCGGGTCATGCTCGAAACCCACAAACCGCCGACCCGTTGTCACGGCAGCAACTCCCGTCGATCCAGAACCCATGAAAGGGTCGAGTACCAGCCCGCCCGGTTCGCATTGCACGTCGATCAACGCGGCCATAATTGACACGGGCTTTTCGGTGGGATGGTCACGGTCAGACGGCATCCGAGGCGCGCGAAGCACATTGCCGTAGCTTTTGGAATGATAGCGGGGCGTCTCAATCGAAAAATGTAAAATGCACTCGTGTTGAGCGCGAAACCCCGTTCCCAAGCCCGCCGCCTGTTTGTCCCACACCGGCATCGACTGGAATCGCAAACCCGCCGCCTCAATGGCCTGCGCCAGCAATGGGACCATGCGCCAGTCTGCAAAGAAGCTGGCTGTGCAGCCGTGATCTGCGACGTGACCCTTGAAGGCAACCGCCACACTTCGCAGGAGCCATTGCAAGCCCCCAGCAGTCATGTTGTCGCCGCCGAACCAGCCGCCGTCTTGCAGCGTTTCAGAGCGAAGCCCTTGCCCTTTTGCCGACCGCTTCGCCGCTTCAGTGAATCCGCCGCTACAATAGGGCGGGTCGCTAATCATCGCCCGCGCTTTCACACTCGGTAGCGTTTGCAAGAGGTCCAGCGCGTCTCCCAGATACAGCGTCGCATCGCCTATGTGTTCAACCCGGCTCATGCTTCCAGCGCCTTCCGTGCCCGGTTAGCCGCCATTCGGATCAGGATGGCGTGACGTTCGCACACCGCCTTCAGCGGTCCCGGCTTTGGGAAAAATTCGCTTTTCGGGTCGGATACATACTCGCTGACACCGGCCTTCACCGCCTCGCGGGGCAGATCGCCAAGCGCGTCGATGTAGAACCCCCAGAAGGCTTTGTTCTCGCCCTCCGACTTGTCCGACACGCCGTAGAGCGTCAGCAGCGGGCCAAGGGTTGCGGCTACCCATGATGCCCCGCACGGCTCCGCGTGGCGCTGGAGGCGGCGATTGATGGCCTGTAGCTCGCCCCGCGCCACCGGGTCGTCAGCCAGTTCCCGCACGGCTTCCGCCCATCCCTGGTTCACGTTCGTCAACCGCCGCCATAAGCCCGGCGAGGCTTCGTCCGAGGCGGTCTTCGCGAGGGGTCTGGCGCTGGTCGTGGTGAGGTCGGTCATGGGCTTTCCGGGGGTTGAGTTGGATCACGTCGCTGGCCTCGTCCTGCCACCGCTCGCCGTTCAGCCAGGTCGCGGCGTGGGGAATGAAGTTGGCATCGACCCAGCCCGCCTTGGCGCGCTCCAGACCTCCGAGCATTTCCGCCATCGGGGCT